CGCGGTGTCGTCGCGGTTCTTCCACGTGAAGGTGAAGAGGGGGGCTTTGCTTATCTTCTCTGGGGCAATGGCTGTGATCGGGGCGATGGGGGTTTTGTAGCGCATATCGGAGCCGGCGGTTACTTCGCCGTTCGCTACAATGCCACCACTGTTTATGAACTTTACTTGGGCTGAATTGGAGTTCGTGCCTGCGCTGTAATTGGTATCTGACGTATAGGTGAAGATAAGCATATTAGCCCAACTGGTACTGTCGTAAGTACCAATCTCCCATGTACCTGCCGCTGTTTTGGTGGATAGTACGGCTGAATAACCATTCAGGACATTCATTCGAATCAGTGCATAATCGCGGCCTTGATACCATGCGGAGCTTACTCCTGTTTTCTTGATTTGGCCTGTTATTGTACCTCCGGAGAGTGGGAGGGCCCAGTTATGGTAATTAGCCGAATCCAACAGCGTTCTTTCAGAATACCAAGTTCCACTAATATGCTGACGATAAATTAGATTATTAGTCGTTGTCATTGACCCATAGATTGCCATACCGTAACTACCCCCATCGGACGCTCCGTTTCTATGTCTGACTGAAATCATATTAATCCAACCGTTTGTGGTGTGATAGATGGACCCTATGAATGATTTATAGGGGGACATATCGTACGAAGTCATGCTATTTATTGTACCTGCCGCTGGCACACCATAACTTGTGGATGTTTGCTTTGTAATTGGTATTAAAAGGTCGCCCGTAATGGAACCACCTGACAATGGCAGAGCATACGAGCCGTAGTTACCCGTGTGCAAGACACCGTAGTTCGTGGCCGAAGTGCTGCCCCAGGTGCGGTTGGGGGTGAAGTAGAGCACACCACTATTCGCCCATAAGGAATCGACCGTAGTGGAGGTGTTATAGAACTGAATGCCCTCGTTGGCGGTGTCGCACAAATCCCCGAACTGAATCTGATTGACATTGTAGATGTTGCTATTGTTCGCGTTCAAAGCTCCCGTATTGAGTGCATCGGTGTAGACTTGGCCTTTCAGGGTGAGCGTACCTGATAACGTACCGCCTGACAAGGGGAGATTATTCACTGCCGAATGTGCCACGAAGTTGGCCGCGTAATTCATCGAGCTGGTCAGACTGGAGCGGACGTTATCGCCACCTGCGGTGTAGGTGGTGATGGGGGTGAACGTACACCACGGGCCGAGGATGGTGGCGCGAGTGGTGAAGGTGACTGTGGTGGCGGAATTATATCCGTAACTGTTGTAGACCTCGACATAGAAGTTTGCGTGGGTGGATCCGCTCTGTGTGACACGGAGCTGGACCGCATAGTTCGAGTTGTAGTTGTTATAACCAATCTGGGTGATTACCGCATAGCCATAGGCTGTGTTCACCTGATAGGTGTTCATGGAGGCTTGGCTGTTCTGGCTGAACCGGATGGCGAGGATGATGTTGCCGTAACCGTCAATCTTGCAGATTCGTGACCATGAACCTACGGTGGTGACGGTATCCCATGTGACTCCGCTGGCATAGTCGTCGGCGGACTTGGTGGCGATGGAGCCGAGGTCGGTGATGCTGGATACAGTGTGGGTGTGTCCTTCGACCGACACTTTCGTGCCACCGGAATAGAGATAGCCTGCACTTGCGTAGACGCTGGAATTGCTGTAGGTGGTGGCGCTCGATGCTTGGCTGGTGGCTCCCACCAAATATAACTTGCTCGTGCTTTGGTTGGAGCCAGCGGTGTTGAGCGTGTTGGTGGATGCGATGGTGAGCTGGCCTGCCGTGGCGGTTAGCGTGACGTTGCTGCCGGCTACGATATTGAGGGATTTGGCCTCGGATCCATCGAACGTGCAGAGGTCTGTGCCTTCCGTGGTGCCTGACTTGATGGTCAGGGCATTGGCTACGCTACCTGCGGTGGTGGCGTAGGCTGGTGTGAGGGTGCGAGTCTGTCCGGCTATCGTTATCGAGATATCGTTATCCGAATTGGTGAGGGCAGAGAACATGGAGCTGGCTGTGACCGCAGTGATGGCTCCGGATTTCATGTAGACGGGAATTGAGGCAGAGCCTACTGTGGAGCTGAACGCGGTGGCCGTGCCTGCATTGAGATAGATGGGCTTGGTAGACGAGCCTACTGTGGTTGTGCCGAGCTTGGTGGCTGTGGTGGCCGTGGCTGCATTACCTGTGATGCTGCCTGATGCGGTGATGTAGCCTTGGGCCTCGACCCATGCTTCGGTGGCATAGCCAGTGAGGTCTGTTTTGAGGGTGCTTTGGGCTACGTTTACCCAGTGGGTTGTGGACTTGTCATACACGAGGATGTCGCCATCGGCGGCACTGGTGATGGTGGTGTCGGTGAGGGCGGCGAGAGTTCCTGCTGCGGTGGTGCCGCTGGAGGCGGTGGAGATCCCTCCGGCTATGATGTCGTAGTCGGAGAAGAGATTGTATTTGGCGCGGATGTAGGTTGTGCCTCCCTGCTCGTATAACTCGAACATGGATTGGAAGTCCTCGATGTTGAGTTTCTTGTCGAGGGTGTCTTGCAGATTGGTGATTTTGCTGATGGCCAATGAGGGAATATCCGTTGCCGCCAACGTCTTTGAACTTACCGCGGTGACGTGGCCCAGCGTGTTGACCGTGATGGCGGAGAGGACTCTGCCGCTGTCCGCCGCGATGGTGGTGGCGGTGATTTCGGTGGGGTGGGTGTAGGCGTTCGCACCTGCCTCGATGCCGCTGAGCTTTACTCTCTCGGCGGCTGTGAAATGGACGCTTGCATCGGCTATGTGGGCATCGTAGGTGGAGAGGTCTGGCTTGATCATCGTCTGCGGCATATTGACCCAGTGCGTAGCCTTCTTGTCATAGACAAGTATATCCCCATCGGATAGCAAAGTAATGGACGTATCCACCAATTCACTCAATGAGGAAGCACCAGTTGCTGCTGACCCCGTTTCGTCCGCGGAGCCGAAGGCGGTGATTTCGCCGTCTGAGAAGAAGTTGAATTTTGCCCGGATGAACGTGGCGCCCGATTTCTCCACCTTCTCAAAAAGTTCCTCGAAAACGGATTTATCCAGCTTGCCCTGGATGTCGTTCGCTGTGATATAGGCTTTTTGTAACACCCATGATTCTGTGGCGTAGGCCTTGCCCGTAACCCATGCTTCGGTTGCATACCCAGTGAGGTCGGTCTGGAGCCAGGATTGCGGCATATTGACCCAGTGCGTAGCCTTCTCGTCATAGACAAGTATATCCCCATCGGATAGCAAAGTAATGGAGGTATCCACCAATTCACTCAATGAGGAAGCGCCAGCTGCTGCTGAACCCGTTTCGTCCGCGGAGCCGAAGGCGGTGATTTCGCCGTCTGAGAAAAGGTTGTATTTGGCTCGGATGTAATCCACTCCCTTTTTGGTTACCTTCTCAAACAAATCATCAAAAGTACTTTTATCCAACTTGTTCTCGAGGCTGCTTGCCGTGCAATAATTCTGCTGGCTCACCCATTCCTCTGTGGCGTAGCCGGAAAGGTCCGGGTCGTCGTGTGGCTCCTGCAACGCGCCCACGATGGACACAAGCATGGAGCCGACACGTTCCGCCGTGTTTGCCCCAGCCTTGCGCTCATCGCGTATCTGTTCGGCCATCTTTTTAAGGCTTTCTGTTATCTCTGACATATATCTTATTTTTCAAATATATACCAAATATAAACCGATTGTCAGACCTTATAAAAGACATCAAATCCGCCTTGTGCGGCCGGGCTTCTCGAGGGCTTCCGTCAGGATGCCGACAAATTCTTCGCCGTACATATAGGCCATCTGTTCTTTCAAGACCATGCGGCTGCGGTAGTAGGCCTTGCTGAACCACTGGCGCCGTTGGCGCGGCTCGCCGCTGGTCACCTTGCCCGACTTCTGGCGGTTTTTGTGATTCCTTCCTCGCTTCAGCGGATCGAGAAAATCCAAATTGCCGCCGTTGCCCCTGGTGTATCCGCGGCCCGTGCCGCTATCCTGATACATGCCGTAGAGCAGGAATTTGTGGACGATGACCGAGAAGTCCGTGCCGCTGCCCGTCACCGAACCACTGATGCGGTTGTGGAGGGCGCGGGTATCGAGTACCCGGAGCCGCACGATTTTCTCCTGCCAAATCTTGATCATCACCTCTTCCCATGCCTCGATGTACTTCTTCTTGTCGTCCTCGGATAACCAGGGACGCCCCACTTTCGTTCTAGTCATCCCATTCCTCCTTGTTATAGACCAGCTCCAGCGGTTCCGACACGTCCAGCATGAAGTAGAGGCCCGTGCATCCGTTGAGGAAGTACTGCCCCAGCTCGCGGCTGAACACGTTCTCTGTATTCATGTAAATGAGGTTGTTGTCGAACCGCTCTTTATCTACCAACAGTCGGGAATGGATTTGTCGGTACAACTCCCTGCAGATAGACAGTGCTTTCTCCCGGTCGCTCATGTTGCCGAACTCGTAGCGATGGAGCAGGAATACCGTAAACGTACGCTTTTTGAAGAAGCCACCGCTGCGGCGCTCCGTTACCCCATCGTTGGTATCATCCACTGCAAAGAAGGTGGAGTGGGTGCGGAAGTTCTCTAACACCTCCTCCAGCGAGTCGATGCCGCTGCAGGCGCAGGGGTAGAAGCCCGTTTTGCGGGCCAACAGGTTGCGGCAACACAAGTTTTTGAAATAGCCGATGGCGTCAAATAATGTGATATCCTCTTTATTTGCCATATTTCTTTTTGAATTCTGCGGCCTCGCGGGCCTTTTCGTTTAACTCTGTGAGTGCTCTCCAGCAATCCATGTCCAGCACTTGCTGCTCTTTGGTGATGTCGCCACCCGTGAGCGCCCGTATCTGGGCATTCATGCGGTCCACCATGCCGGACTGCTCCGCATAATCCTCGTCCTCGGACGGGGAGCGGAAGAAGTAAGGGAACGCTTTGGCGAATTGGTTTTTGCAGGCCGCAAACCAAAGGAACACCGAAAGGATTTCTCCCTCGTTACATTCGATTTTGTCGGCTTGATGACCGTACTTATCGCGATAGAGTATGGATGCCATTCGGTTGATGTGGTCGTTCTCTCTCGTCTGGAGGAAACCCTGATACAGATTCTCGCACACCAGGTAATCCCCAAAGGGAACCTCGTGCAAATCGGCATCGACCGCGCAAAAATCCCCGATTTCATCGAGGCGGACGGGCTTGTCACCGGGCGACAACATCCAATTCAGTTTGGAGATGTACCAGAAAATATCCTCTTCTGTGAGCCGGAACAGAATGGTGTCCTTGCCAGCCTTCGTGCGCATGTGCCATCCCTGCTCGTCCCGGCGGATGAACAGGATGCCCGTGATGCGTTTGAACGCCATCACCTTGGCCACCGGAGCCGGGAAAAAGCTGAATATTCTCGTCACATAGCGCAGTTGGTTCTGCGTGAGTTCGCTCCACGATGTCGGCAGCGTGAAGTTCAACACTTTCTCTTCATCCGAAAAAGTAGGTGGAATCGTTACTTTCGTTTTCATACGGTACGAAATGTTTCACTTTATAGGCTTGACTGGATGCATAATCCCCGAATTCATCGAGGTTTTTCTCCAGATAATTGCTGATATTTTGTAACTCTCTCTCCAGTCCGCCCCACAGACTGTTCAGGTAAAAACCGATAGCGTTACGCATTAGCTGGGCAATTCTATTTTCGGCCTCGCTGAGCGTGTTGGCCCGGATGTGCTGCAGCAGCGTTTCATATTGTTCCGAAGAGCAGATATTCATGATTCGAAGTTCCACCTCGTTAATCTTGGCGCGGTATGTCAGAAAATCGGTTCTATGCACATCGATACCCGCATAAATCCGAAGATGATCCGAGAGGAAGATGACCGATGGCACCAGCAGCATGGCGCGGTAGGAACCCGCCCACTCCGCATTGCCCAGCAACAGGCGGATCACCCGCTCCAGGCTGTCATCGCGCTCGTTTCGGATGTTCTCCTGCAGGGCTTGCACGCGGTCGCGTGAGGCAGGAGCCAGGTTTTGGTTAGAAACCACGCCGAATCCCGTGGGCGTCAGGACGAGGTCCAGCTGCGGAATTTGGCGATAGAAGGCATCGAGGCAGATATAGCGGGTCATCTCTTTCTCAAGGTCACCGCCCTCTGCCTCGACTATTGCCTTCGGCACCACATCATAAAAAGCTCTTTTTTGCGCTTGTTCGAGCGCATCCTGCATGGCATCGAACACCTGCGTGCTGGCGCACGCTGCCGCCGATACTATGCTCTCAAAACCAACCTTATCAATATTAATCATCTAACTGTACATTCGAATTTGAACTAATTTTTTTTGCATCCGTGTGCTGGTCCAACGTGGTGAGCAGAATCATTTCCACATCGGGCACCACTTTGTCCGCCCATCCGTTGTATTCAATCACCACATTATGCGGCGTGGCCATCAAATCATGGAACGAAACCTCAATCGCCTGTTTCAAGGTGAAGAGTTCGCGCTTGTCGGATCCGGAATTGTTGTTTGTGGACTTGCCGGGCGTGGCTCCCACCAGGTTCGGGTGGATGTTATCGCCGTAACAAGTGATGTTAGCGGCTTCCTGAATATCCTCGGACCAATCGCCTCCTTCCTTGCTGGAATCAATCACGTTGATACGCACCATGCGGTTCTCCTTGCCGTTGGGGTCGAGATAGTATCCCGTTATCCAGACTTTTCCGCTGTTCTCGATGCCCGCCACAAAGTTCTTGATATTCGTCTTTTCCTGCTTGATGCGCTCCTTTTGTCTCAAAGGATCCGTGATATGTTCTTCGGCCATCAGGTTTGCCCAGAAGTCCTTGTGGATTTCCACCTGGTATTTCACGGACGCATGGTTGCGCAGCTTCGCCTTCTTACCCTTCCCGATCAGACGTTTGATATCAAACCAATCGCCTCGGAAGATAGCCGTGTAGTTCGGGATAGGGTAGTACCGATTCCCCGGAGTCGGGAATTTCACCAGGATGGCAAACTTACGCTCCTTCGTGCGCATGTACGTGCTGCCATCCGGTCCCGGTTCGCGTCCCATCAGGATATTCAGTTCGCCCAGTGGGTCGCGTTCATCCAGCAAACGGATTTGTTCCAATTCCGTGACGTAATGTTTGCGAAAGTTGCCGTAGAAAACATGCTTGATTTTGCCCTTGTCCGCCTTCTCGAAGCGACAATAGCAGGCATCCTTGTGTCGGAGCGAGGTGATTTTAGACCCATCGCGCGAAAGGATGATGACCGAAACGGCGAAAAAGTAATACTTCATGTCGGTAGCCTGCTCCAGGAAAAACGTAGGAATCGCGTTATGCGTAACCCATTTCCGTATTTCCGGCACTCTTGAAGGCTGTCCTGTGGCAAGATCACGGTATTTAAGCCCCGCTCCGTAGCAGGTGAGCACATTGAAAAGCTTGTTTTGGCTCATCACTTCATCGCTCCCCACCATTTCAAGAATATGATAGGGCA